AATTCAACCGCCGAAGCCGCCACAACAGCGGCGCGGGCTTTTTCGGCAGCGGCTTCCCGTTCGGCCTGCCGGGCGCGGCGCTCTTCTTCCCGCCGACGCTGTTCCTCCAGCGCCTTGTGCCGGTCACCCACAGTCTTGATGGCGTTGGGCAAATCCAAATTGCTGCGGTACTCCACCATGATCTCGGCGGCGTTGTCCATGCCCTCAATTGCGGCCACGTCGGCCACAATGCCGTCCACGAATGCCTTTGCCTGCTTTTTCAAAGAGGTCAGGCTGTCGCTCATGTTGACTTTCGGGCGGTAGGTCAGATTATCCAGCCAATCAATGTCGGCGGCTTCCACCAGTTCGCCGTAGTAGTCCATGAGCGCTTCCGTCTTCTGAGCCACAATGCCAGAGGTCACATCCGCGATTTTCTGCTTCAGTTCGGCATCTGCCTGCTGGAACGGTGCCGTCACGCACTCCCGGTAGACCTGCTCAAAGGCATTGTAGGGTTCAAGGATTTTGCTCTTGATGGCCGTGCGCTGGGCTTCGTACTCCTTGAATTCCTTGGTAAGCTGGGCGCGGGCATCTTTGACGCTCTTATAGGTTTCTTCGGTGCAGATCAGCGAGGTGGCTTCGGCGGTGCGCCGCTCAATGTCTGCCTTTACGCTGTGAAGCCGCTCGACAATGATAGGCAACTGCTGAAGTTCGATGACCTGCAATGTGGTATCCTGTGCCATATCGCACTCTCCTTTCAATTTTTGAATATTACATAATGGCCGGTGGTCTTGTTCATCAGAACCCAGCCGCCGGCATCCGGGCTGTCCTGAATGAAAAGGTACTGCCGGGAATCCCAGCCATGTGCAGAAAGGGCTTCTTTCTGCTTGCGGGTCAGCCTTTTGGGCCGGGCATTCATGTGTCTGCCACTCATACGATGCTCACCTCCTCATTCCAGCGCTTCAGCAACGAGGGCTGCATGGTGATGATCTTGTAGCCGGTGGCTTCCAGCTCAGTGCTGCGGTCGTAGCTCTGCACGTCCTGCGCGTGCCGTGTGACAGCGTTTGCCAGACCATAGAGGGAAAGGTCACCGCCCGCGATAAGATGTCCCAGAATGCCCTCGCTCTCGTTCTGGCGGATGTTGAACTCCTTGGCCGCAAGCTCAACCACCTTGGGAGCCGCCGCCGGGAGAATGGGTGCTTCCTTGGCATCCCGGAGTTTCTGCACCAGCGCATTGAACCGGGCTTCATCGACCGCCGCCCGAACGGTGTCCTCAATCTTCATCAGGAACGCCCGGTCATCGGCTTCGATGGTCTCATCCCGGAAAATCCCGAAATCGCCATCCACGCTTTCATTGATGCGTCCAACGTGGCGCTTGCCAACGCCCACATCAGCCACCATGCCATTGGTGCAGACAAGGCGGTAAATCAGCGGCTTCACGGAAACGCTGCCCATGCCGACCTCAGAATTGGAAATCAGGATGCCGGCCTGAACAATGTCACCCGGCACAACCTCGGTCTGGATTCGCTCATTGACAACCTTGATGTACATGCGGGTATCGGTCAGCTCACAGCTTTCAATGCGGGCACCCTGCATTTCAGAAATAATCGGCAGGACCGTCTGGGCAACCTCGTAGTTGTCGATGCGGCGGTAGCGGTCGGAGAGAATGGCGCGGGCGGTGCCGTCAAGGGTACGAACCATGCGGCGGGTGTCCGGGGACTGCTGGAACCAGCCATTGACGTTTGCCATCAGCAAGCCGGGGTTCTCTGCCCGCATCCGCTCGTAGTAGGGAGCCGGGATCTTCAGCTGCAATCCCAGCTGGCGGTGGGCATTTTCGTTCAGCTGGAACGGGGTGTTGCCGATCACGAGGTCAAAGTTCTCGTTGACGGCGGTCATCTGCATAGCGCCCGCCGTGGCAACGTAGTCCTTTTTGACCTTGGCCTGCCGGTCAAGTTCAATCGCCAGTTCCTGCAAACTTCTTCCGTATTTCATTGAAATCTCCTTTTCTTTCAGAAAAACAACCGGGACAAGCCCGAAATCACATAAACTTGCGGATCAGGTCACCTACCGCGGTATCACGGAGAACACGGCCGAACCATGCTCCCAAACCATCGAACACGCCCTTGTTGTCCAGCCAGATCAGCAGCGCCGCCCCAAAAGCGGTCAGCCAGAACTGGAACAACGGGACACGAGCCGCCGCCTGATCGGGGGTGAGGTGGTACATGAACATTAACAATTTCTGCATCTTTACTCCTCCCCGCCGCAATAGATCTTCTCGGCCTGTTCAACGCTGGTGTCATCGAATGCCCAGTGCAGTTCATGCAGCACCTTTTCGATGGTCTTCTTGTCAAGCCCGGCTCTCTGCATAGCCAGCAGACAGTAGCCGGTGCAGGCTGCGTTGCTCCATGCACCATTCAGCGCAAGTGCTTCAAACAAAGAAATCTGTTCCTCATGGGTCATGTGCGGCTCTCCTTTCTCAGGTGTTCAGCTTTCCATGCGTCCAGCTGTTCACGCCCGCCGGGCTGACTGACGATGGAAAAGTAAAATTCCAAACATCCCTTTGCCAGCTGGTATTGGGCTTCCGGCGTGATGCTGGAAACATCAACTTTTATGTCGGACATCTTGGATTTCTTTCTCTTGTATAGCCCACTTGATTTCCGAGGGGAAATCAGTTAAACTAAAAAACGATGATGCAGCCTTTCTCAGACGTTCCTCCGGGAACGTGGACAGATAACCTTGCTCGGTATGGCGCATCGCTTCTGGCATCGCCCTGTTCCAGCAGGACGGTGCCTTTTTTCTTGTGTTCTCCAATTCACCCCCATTGTGTAGCCTTTCGTCGCATATATGCGACAATTTAGGCAAAAAATATCGCAGAGAAGTCCCTTGCGGTAAAGTTCAGCGCCCGCGCTATTGCATTGGCTTCTCCAATGGTGAAATTTTCGCCTTTTTCGGTCAGCTTCCGATAAAACGTCGATTTGCTGACCCCGATAATATTTGACAGCGCTTCGACCGAAAAGTTGTTTTCGATCATCTTTGCTCTCAATTTTCGCACATTCACTTTGTTCACCTCCTTTTTGCGTCGCATATTTGCGACATCCGTATTGTACGCCCTTTCCGTTTCAAAGTCAAGAGTTTTTTCGCATCCCATGCGAAATATTTTTTGAAAACCGGGAAATTGAATTGCAAATTTGCGAATTTTATGTATAATAGAGATTAAAAGGGAGGGCTTCAAATGACCATTGGAGATAGAATTCGTGATAGACGGCAAGAACTTGGTTTTTCAGTCGATGAGCTTGCAGCACGTTTGGGGAAAAACCGTGCTACAGTTTACCGCTATGAAAACGGCGATATTGAAAAACTTCCTGTTGCCATACTGGAGCCTCTTGCATCCGCTCTTGAGACCAATGAAGCCTACCTTATAGGGCTAGTGGATGATCCAAGACCTTTGGGAAGCTCTATTGGAATGGCTGCCGATAAGAAAAAAGCCGCCCTCCAGCAGGAGGACGGCAAAGTGGCTGAGATTATGGAGCTGTTTGTGAATCTTCCGGCCGACAAGCAGCAGGAGGCCTTGAGTTACCTGCGCTACCTGTCAGCGAGCGCAGATAAGTGAGCAACGCTTCCCGGTCGGCATCCGACAGGGCTTTTACCTGCTCAACGATTTTGGAATAATCTTCCGATTTCATGCGCTGGCATCCCCTTTCCTGTAAGATTGCTCCCGGAAGCAGCTCAAATATAACAGCTTCTTCCCTGCTTTGTCAGCGTTTCGGTAGATTTTTCCGTTTTTCAGCAAAATAAAAACGCCCACGGTGTTACCAGCACCGCAGGCGTTCCAGATCAGCTTACTCAGAGATGGTACAGGGATAAAACCTGTCCAGAGCAATAACAGACCTCGCAGATGTTATTGTACCACCTCCGGGCAGGCTTGTCAAAGTGTACCCGGAGGTATTTTTATGGGCAAAAAGCAAAAGACAAACGGCGGCGATGCGGTGATCTACGCCCGCTATTCTTCCCACAATCAAAGGGATGTTTCCATCGAACAGCAGGTTGAAGCCTGCCGAAAGCACGCCGCAGAGCTGGGACTGACCGTCACCGCCACCTATGAGGACCGCGCGATCAGCGGCAAAACGGACAAGCGCCCATCTTTCCAGCGTATGATGCGGGATGCCGAGCAGCACAAGTTCGCCTATGTTCTGGCATGGAAAAGCAACAGAATAGGCCGCAACATGATGCAGGCGCTGGTAAATGAGAGCCGCTTGGTTGATTGCGGGGTCAAGGTCTTTTATGCTGAAGAAGATTTTGACGATAACGCCGCCGGGCGCTTTGCTTTGAGATCGATGATGAACGTCAATCAGTTCTATATCGAAAACATGGCCGAGGATGTGAAGCGCGGCCTATACGATAATGCCAAAAAGGGGCTTGTCAATGGCAGTCTCCCACTTGGCTATAAGCGTGGCGCCGACGGAAAGCCCGAAATTGATGAGCCGAAAGCGGCCATTGTCCGGGAGATTTATACGAGAGTCGCCGCCGGGGAACTTTTTGCCAGCATAGCCGATGACCTCAATGCTCGTGGAATCAAAACCGCCAGAGGGCGTGAATGGAACAAAGGCAGCTTCCATGTCCTCTGCCATAACGATAGATACCGCGGAATTTACATGTACGGCGACATTCGCATCCCCGGTGGAATGCCGCGCATCATCAGTGATGAGCTTTTCTACGATGCACAGGAGGCCTACAGCATGAAAAAGGATAACCGCTATGGACGCGCCCGCCACGGGGCAGAAAACTATCTTCTGACCGGCAAGCTGTACTGTGGGCATTGCGGGGGCTATATGGTCGGGATCTCTGGCACCAGCAAGACCGGCGAAATGCATTATTACTACGCCTGTCAAAAGCACCGGCTGGAACACACCTGCGAAAAGAAAGCCATCCGCCGGGATGTGATTGAAAATGCTGTGGCGCGGGCCATTATGATGTACTGCTTGGACGATGAAACCATAGACTTCATCGTAGACAGCACCATTGCTTACTTCAAGCAAAAAGACCATGAGCTTCACATTGAAGCCATGGAAAACGAACTTGCGGCTGTTCAGCAGGCCATATCCAACTTGATGAAAGCAATCGAAGCTGGTATTATCACCCCGACCACCAGAACCCGGCTTCTTGACCTTGAGGAGCAGCAAGCAAAGCTCTCAGCCAAAATCAACACGGCTAAAGCAGAGCGGGTCGAAATTGACCGGGATGACCTCATCGCTGGGCTTCAGCTTTTCCGTACCGGGGATATAAAAAATAAAAAGTTCCTGGCAAAGCTGTTCAACACGTTCCTGATCGCGGTGTATCTTTACGATGACAACCGGCTCAAAATCGTATTCAGCTTTACCGGGAACCATAACAGCGTGGAAATCCCGCTGGAGCTGGACAATGATTGTCCAGACAGCCAGATTGTCTCAGACGAAACCGAAGTTCGTATGAGCCACTTAGAGTGCCGCCGACGGGGGTCGAACCCGTACTCTGTCTCCAGAAAGGGATTTTAAGTCCCTCGTGTCTGCCAATTTCACCACAGCGGCGCAACCCCGGCTTACAAAGTCCTGCTGCCCTCTGGCTTGAGAGAGAGCCGGGAATAACAGGTGTGAGGAAAAATTATTACAACCACACTGCTATTCGCAATCTGGTGGTATTAACATTTTTATTAAATCAGCGGCTTTTATGATACAATAGTTTCCCTGTTTTGTCAAGAAAAACCGCTTATTCGGTGCTGCTTACACCTTGCCTCCGTGCAGCTCGGCGTACATCCGGGAGCGGCACTCGGCCACTGCGGGGGTCATGTTGACGTAGTGCTTGTGAGGGCATTCCAGACGCAACTCGCTCTCCCAAGTCTCCTCGGTGAGCTGCTTTGCAATATAGGCCTTCTTTTCTGCAATAGAGGGCAGTTCAATGGCCAGCTCGCCGCCCAGAATATGCGGCACCAACAGCGGGCGCACAGCGGTGGGGATAAAGGTGATGGTGCGTTCGATGGCGTCCGAGTCCAGATTGACCATAGTGACCGGCTTACCGGCCTCGATGACCTCGCCGTCCATGGCAATCAGGTCGCACTGTGCCTGACCGTTTTCGTCGTACAGACGCCAAGGCATCTTTTTGCCCGGGATGATGGCCTTGCTGGCGGAGTCCGAGCACTTCATCTTGGGGGTGTAGCTGCCGTCCGGCTTCTTCACTGCCACCAACTTGTATACGCCGCCGAACACGGGGTCGGAGGCAGAAGTGATGAGGTTTTCGCCCACGCCGTAGGAGTCGAAGTGTGCGTGCTCGTATAGTTCCATGTTGGCGATTTTCTTCTCATCCAGACCGTTGGAGGCTACCAGCTTGATGTAGGGCTTACCGGCGGCATCCAGTGCCTTGCGCAGCCGCTTGGAGCCGCGGGCAAGGTCGCCGGAATCGATGCGGGCGCTCTTGACGCGGCGGTTGGGATCGTTGGGGTATTTCTCAATGAGATAATCGTCCAGCTTGATCAGGTTGGGCAGACCGCTCTCCATAATGTTATAGGTATCCAGCAGCAGACTGACCGAATCCGGGTAGGTATCGGCAAAGGCCTTGAAGGCATCGAACTCGGTGGGGAAAAACTCGATAAAGCTGTGTGCCACGGTGCCCACGGCCTTGACCTCTGCACCGAACTTCATCTCTGCCAGACAGTTGGCCGTACCGATGCAGCCACCCAGCACTGCGGCGTAAGCGCCATCGTTACCGGCGCTCTCGCCCTGTGCGCGGCGGGTGCCGAACTCCATGACGTTGCGGGGGGTGTGGGTGTTCAGACCGGTAACGCGGGTGGCCTTGGTGGCGATCAGGCTATGGAAGTTCATGGTCTGCAGCAGGTAGGTCTCGATCAGGATCGCGCCCACCAGATCGCACTCGATGCGCACCATCTGCACATGGGGGTAGCAGACCGTGCCCTCGGGCAGGGCGTACATATCACCCTTCCACTTGTAGGTGCGCAGATACTCGCAGAACTCCTCGCTCATGCCCTTGGTGCGCAGCCAGTGGATATCCTGCTCATTGAAGTGATAGTCCAGCAAAAAGCGGGTCAGTTTGCGCTGGCCTGCGCTGATGGAATAGCCCTGATTATCCGGGTTTTTGCGGAAGAACATATCAAACACCAGCGTGGTATTCTTAAAGCCATGCAGGAACAGGCAGTTTGCCATGGTGAATTCATAAAAATCCACCACCATCGCGGGGTTATCGTAGTCCTCATCGGGGATATAAGGCTCAACCTTGATCTCGTTCATGAATGTTTTCCTCTCTATTTATACCCGGCGTCAGCTCTTCCCTACTGCGCGCCGCCTGCCGCTTGCCCGGCAGGGGGATCCTCCGCCCTGTCATGACAGAGCGTTTCTATCATGATAGCACGATTCCCCTGCCGGTGCAAGTATTTTCGCGCAAAAAGACCGCTGCACAAACGCTGTGCAGCGGTCTCTGCGCTTAAATCAATAGATTCTTTTCAGAACAGGCTTAGCCGTTCATGATGCTGGGGGTGGCGTTCTTCAGCACAACGTCGTGGCTGCCGCCCTCCACGATGGAGGTGGAAGAAACAACGGTCAGCTTGGCCTTCTGCTGCAGCTCGGGGATGGACAGAGCGCCGCAGTTGCACATGGTGCTCTTCACCTTGTACAGGGTGGTCTGCACGCCGTCTGCCAGAGGACCGGCGTAAGGCACATAGCTGTCCACGCCCTCCTCAAAGCTCAGCTTGGTGGAGCCGCCCAGGTCATAGCGCTGCCAGTTGCGGGCACGGTTGGAGCCTTCGCCCCAGTACTCCTTCATATACTGGCCGTTGATGCGCACCTTGTTCGTGGGGCTCTCGTCAAAGCGGGCAAAGTAGCGGCCCAGCATCACGAAGTCTGCGCCCATAGCCAGCGCGAGGGTGATGTGGTAGTCGTGGACGATGCCGCCGTCGGAGCAGATGGGCACATAGATGCCGGTCTCCTTGTAGTACTCGTCACGAGCCTTGGCAACCTCGATGACAGCGGTAGCCTGACCACGGCCGATGCCCTTGGTCTCGCGGGTGATGCAGATGGAGCCGCCGCCGATGCCGATCTTCACGAAGTCTGCGCCAGCCTCAGCGAGGAAGCGGAAGCCCTCGGCGTCCACCACGTTGCCGGCACCCACCTTGACGGTATCGCCGTAGTGCTCGCGGATCCAGCCGATAGTGCGGCTCTGCCACTCGGAGTAGCCCTCAGAGGAGTCGATGCACAGCACATCCACACCGGCCTCTACCAGTGCGGGCACGCGCTGGGCGTAGTCGCGGGTGTTGATGCCGGCGCCTACAACGTAGCTCTTGTTCTTATCCAGCAGCTCGTTGACGTTTGCCTTGTGGGAATCGTAGTCCTTGCGGAATACCATATACACCAGATTGCCCTCGGCATCCACCAGCGGCAGGGTGTTGATCTTGTTGTCCCAGATGATGTTGTTGCAGTCGTGCAGGGAGGTGTTGGCCGGAGCGGTGACCAGCTTTTCAACGGGGGTCATAAAGGTGGTAACGCAGGCATCGTCCGGGGTGTGGTTGACGCGGTAATCGCGGGAAGCCACGATGCCCAGCAGCTTGCCGTTAGGAGTGCCGTCGGCAGTGATGGCGATGGTGGAGTGGCCGGTGCGTGCCTTCAGCTCCAGCACATCATGCAGGGTGGCAGTGGGAGCCAGATTGGAATCGGACACCACATAACCGGCCTTGAAGCTCTTGACGCGGCGCACCATGGCAGCCTCGTTCTCGATGCTCTGAGAGCCATAGATAAAGGAAACGCCGCCCTGACGAGCCAGTGCAATGGCCAGCTTATCGCCGGAGACCGACTGCATGATGGCGCTGATCATGGGGATATTCATCTGCAGCGGGCACTCCTCCTGTCCCTTGCGGTACTTGACCAGCGGGGTCTTCAGGCTGACCGCCGTGGGCACATTCTCCGCAGAGGAATAGCCGGGGACCAGCAGGTACTCGCCAAAGGTGCGGGAGGGTTCTTCGTAGAAATAAGCCATAATCAAACTCCTTTTCTCTTAACGCATCCGATACAAATCAGCATCAAAATCATTCATGTTTGCTGCTTATAAATTGATTGTATATACTTTACCACAAAGCCCGCAAGAATACAAACCCCTGCCGCGCCAAACTTTATAATTGTCCTTTGCGGAAAAACAGACAAATTGCCAAGCGTTTTCGGGCATTGGTCATACTTTGATTTTTGAAGTATCACTTTTGCAAGCCAAATCAGGCTTACGGAATGCAAAAAAGCTCGTCCGAAACACCGGACGAGCCCTTTTGCACACGAAGCGGGACACTGCCTGTGCGGCGCATGGGTCATAGCTGTGAAGGAGAACAGCCGGAGGAGGAGGACCCGCGCCCAGTATCCCAAAAAACAAGAAGAAAAAGATTTCACACACAGCCTTAGGGCTTTGCCCTTGCTGTAACCATATTGTAACTCTTTTGAAACCATTTTGCAATAGGGTTTTGTAATTTTTTTGTAATTTATTTTGTTAACTTTTTATGTCCTGCCCTGCCGGGCTGCCGCAAACATTATTTCCCTTTTTGTACCCGGTATGGTATACTGGCTATGAATATGCTGCCACAGGCAGAAAAAAGGAGTTTAGGATACGGTATGAAAACAAAATTGGGTATTGTGGGCTGCGGATTTCTGGGCAACATCGTGGCTGACGCGTGGAAGAAGGGTCTGCTGCCGGACTACGAGCTGGTGGGCGTGACCAGCCGCACCCGCGCCTCGGCTGAAAAGACCGCCGCCAACGTCGGCTGCGCCGTCTGCGAGGATATGGACGCGCTGCTGGCACTTGAGCCGGAGTACATCGTAGAGGCGGCCTCGGTGGAGTCGGTGCGCGCTATGGCCATCCCGGTGCTGAATCGGGGCGTGAATCTGGTCATTCTGTCCATCGGTGCCTTTGCAGATTTGGATTTCTACGCACAGGTCAAGGCAGCTGCCGTGGAGGGCGGTGCCAAGGTGCACCTGGCCAGCGGTGCTATCGGCGGCTTCGACGTGCTGCAGACTGTCACCCTGATGGCACAGGCGCAGGGTCTGCCGGAGACCGCCGGCATCGAGACCCATACCGGTGCAAAGGGCTTCCGCAACACCCCGGTGTGGGCAGAGCATCTGCTGACCGACACCGAAAAGACCACCGTGTTCACCGGCAATGCAAAGCAGGCCATTGCTACCTTCCCCCGCCGGGTGAACGTGGCGGTAGCTACCTCTCTGGCCACCACCGGCCCCGAGAGCACCGGTGTGACCATGCACTCCGTGCCCGGCTGGGTGGGCGACGACCACTGCATCACTGCCGAGATCGAGGGCGTGAAGGCTGTGGTAGATATCTGCTCTTCCACCAGCGCCATTGCGGGCTGGAGCGCCGTCTCCCTGCTGCGCAATCTGGCCTCGCCCGTCTGCTTCTACTAATATAAGGAGGAGTCCGTCATGTTTGAAAAGCTTGTTGCCATTGAGCCGGTCAGCCTGATTCCCTCTGCCGAGGAGGAGCTGCACCGCTACGCCAAAGAGGTGGTGCTGTACCGTGACGTGCCTGCCAGCGACGACGAGATGGTGCGCCGCATCGGGGACGCCGACGCCGTGCTGCTGAGCTACACCTCCCGCATGGGCAAGGAGGTCATTGCGCAGTGCCCCAACATCCGCTATATCGGCATGTGCTGCAGCCTGTACTCTGAGGAGAGCGCCAACGTGGATATTGCCTACGCACGCACCCGGGGCATCCAGGTGCTGGGCATCCGGGATTACGGTGACCGCGGCGTTGTGGAGTACGTTCTGCACGAGCTGACCGGCCTGCTGCACGGTTTTGGGATGCCCATGCTGCGGGACGAGCCGGTGGAGATCACCGGCCTGAAGGTTGGCATCGTGGGGCTGGGCGTTTCCGGCCGGATGATCGCCGATGCGCTGCAATTTATGGGCGCAGAGATCAGCTACTTTGCCCGCAGCGCAAAGCCGGACGCCGAGGCTGCCGGTATGACCTTTAAGCCGCTGGCTCAGCTGCTGGCTGAGAGCGAGGTGGTGTTCACCTGCCTGAACAAGAACGTACTGCTGCTGGGCGAAAATGAGTTTGCCCAGCTGGGCGCAGGCAAGGTGCTGTTCAACACCTCCATCGGCCCCGGCTTCGATTCCGCTGCGCTGGAAAAGTGGCTCGATCTGCCCGGCACCCATTTCTTCTGCGACACCCGCGCCGCCGCAGGCCCCGTGGCCGAGGACTTCTTTGCCCGGGAAAACGTGCGCTGCGCCAATGTGTCCGCAGGCCGCACCAAGCAGGCTTTTGTGCTGCTGAGCAAAAAGGTGCTGGACAACATCCGCACCGCACTGGGCGAATAAGCGGTGCGTTTGCGCAGCCTGTTTTTCTTGCATCTTTTCCCCGATTGTGGTATGCTTTCTAGTATAAAAAGGGAGTCCGCGCAAAGCGGGCTGAGAGTGGGCTGTATTGCCCTGACCTGTGACCTGATTTGGATCATGCCAACGTAGGGAGATAGCGCTTTTATCTGCGGATATGTCTTTGCGGGCATATCCGCATTTTTGCTGCAAAGGAGCATTTTACTATGAAAACTGCATTGACCATTGCCGGCAGTGATTCCAGCGGCGGCGCCGGAATTCAGGCCGATATCAAAACCATGACCGCCAACGGCGTGTTTGCCATGAGCGCCATTACCGCCCTGACCGCACAGAACACCACCGGCGTGACCGCCATTTTTGACACCACGCCGCAGTTTCTGGCACAGCAGCTCGATGCCGTGTTCACCGACATTTACCCGGATGCGGTGAAGATCGGCATGGTATCCTCTGCCCCGCTCATCGACACTATTGCCGAGCGGCTGCACTTCTACGGCGCAAAGCACATTGTGGTGGACCCCGTGATGGTGGCCACCTCCGGTGCAAAGCTGCTGCAGGACGATGCCGTGCAGGCGCTGACCGAAAAGCTGCTGCCGCTGGCCGAGGTGCTTACCCCCAACATCCCGGAGGCTGAGATCTTGTCCGGCATGAGCATTACAAACGCCGCCGACATGGAAGCCGCTGCCCGCGCCATCAGCGAGCGCTACGGCTGCGCCGTACTGTGCAAGGGCGGACACCAGATCAACGATGCCGACGACCTGCTGTGGCAGGGCGGCACCGGCAAGTGGTTCAAGGGCAAGCGCATTGCAAACCCCAACACCCACGGCACCGGCTGCACCCTGTCCAGCGCCATTGCTTCCAATCTGGCCAAGGGGTATGACCTTGACACCGCCGTAGAGCGCGCCAAGGCCTACATTTCCGGCTGTCTGTCTGCCATGCTGGACTTAGGGCACGGCTCCGGGCCCATGGATCATACCTTCAACCTGAAGGGAGATTTTGTCCGTGACTGACCTGCCCTTTGTTTCGGCGCTGGTGCAGGCCGACCTGCCTGTGTGGGAGCAGTGTTTGCAGACCGAGTTTTTGCAAAAGATGGAAAACGGCATCCTGAGCGAGGACTGCTTTAAAAGCTACCTTGTGGAGGACAGCCTGTATCTGCGGGAGTACGCCAAAATTTTTGCGTGGGGCATGACCAAGGCCACCACCATGGCGGCTATGCGCACCTACTATTCCCTGCTGTCCTTCGTGCAGGAGAACGAGGACCTGACCCGGCTGCGGTATCTGGAGCAGTACGGTCTGCGGGAAGCCGATATCCAGTCCCTGCCCCTGCGCCCGGAAAGCCGCGCCTATCTGGACTGCATGATCGACGCTGCCCGCACCGGCGAGGGGGAAGCTGAGTGCCTGATGGCCTGCCTGCCCTGTATGCTGAGTTACGGGT